GCGTCATGGGCGCACCGTGACGAACTCGTATGCGCCGTACACCTGGCGAAGCGGTTCTCCGTCCCCAGCGTAGATTGTCAGCTCGTACTGGTAGGTTCCGGCTGCGATAGGAGTGTGCGCAATTCCCTCGGACGTGCCGTAAACGCGCCCCTCGCTCGCGGCAACCGTCAGCCCGGATTGTGGCGTGAGCAGCAGAACCTCGTCGCCCTGTGCAGAGATCAGGCGGAACTTCACGAGCATGCCAGTCAGGTCGACCGGCTGATCGTTCGTGCCCTGCAAGAACCGGAATTGAGGCACGATAACGGGGAAGCCCGCAGGCGCCGCGAACTTCCCGACGAAATTGATGCTGGCGCGTGCAAACATCAGCAGACCTTCGTGCCTGACCAGCCGGCGGCGATGTAGGCCGGCTCCAGTCGCAGCAGAATGCGACGCGGGTAGTCCGTGTTCTCACGGTGCGCCCACCCGGCGCGGCTGCGGAAGCCCTGTACTTCCCGCCATGCGTTCGGGTTCGCGCCTGCGTTCAGTGCGAGACGCCGCTCACGCATCATCCACCCCTCGCCGCCGTTGTAGGCGCGGAGGGCGAAGGCCCAGCGTGAGCAATCGTCGTAGGGCTGCGTGCCGATGCGGCGGGCACGCCGATACAGCCACGCCATGTAGCAGGACTGCGCACGGATGGCCCACGTCGCGTCCCACACGTCCGGCTTACCCACATCGGGGCACACGCTCGGCAGCCAGCGCGCCGTCGCCGGCGTGAACTGCGTCAGCCCGTAGGCGTAGGGGCTGGCCGCGTCCGCACGCCAGCCGCTCTCCTGGTGGATCTGCGCGGCGAGGCGCGCGACGGCGGCATCGCCGGACAGGCCGAAATTGCGGGCAGCCTCGCGCTCGATTCGAAGGCGATACGTCACGGCATGCTCAGGCACACGCACACGCGGCTCGGCAGCGTGCGCCGGCTGCGGGAACAGCAACGCGATCGCCAGCAGACCGGCGGCCATCACCGCGACAACCAGCAGCGCCCACAGCGATCGCTGCAGGCGCGTGCGGTCCGTGTGGCGGCGCATCGGCGCGCTCACGGGATCAGACCGCCGGCGAGGATCGCGGCCGCGACGATCAGCGATCGACGCTTCCACGCGGCTCCGCGCGAGATGCCTTCGAGCAGGTGTGGCCGATCCTCCGGCCGGAATGCCAGGCGATCGGCCCAATAGCCCAGGTACGCACACAGGGCGATCTTGCTGACGCCCCACAGCGCGAGGCCGGCCTTCGCCGGGTTGAGCAGCAGGACCACCGCGAACGTGATCAGAAACAGCACGAGCAGGGGATAGGCGCGCGCGGCGTCGCGCAGCTTGGAGGTCAGTTCGGACGTGCGGTTCATGCGGGCTCCGTGTGAGAAGCCGGCGGCATTGCGCCGCCGGCGGGAACGCCGGCACCACCACCACAGTGACCGCCGGCATGCCGATGCAGCATCGCCCGCGCGCGATTCGCTGCCAGTGCGAGCCGCTTCGCCACAGCCAAACAAAAACCCGCCTTTCGGCGGGTCTTTGTTCTCTCGGCTCTCAGTGCGCCTATTGGCAATACAGCACCCAGAGTGCATTCATTCGCTCGGCGCCCAAATCATCCTCCGTGATCAGACTTTTCTTGCCGTCGCTGATGAATCTCTGGAATCCGGCATATGCGCCGTAGCTATTCTTTGCGTTGTACTGGCCACAGACCACCTTGGGCGTGACGATCACCTCACGAAACTGCACAGATTCCGAATCCTTGGCGTAGTACCTCACGCCTTCTTGGGCTGCGAACTTGCGATCACGCGCATCGATCTCGGCCGCGCGAGCCACCGGGTCGACAGGTGGAAACATCCATCGCCACGCGATGGATGCGGTGTAGATAGCGCCGCCTGCAAATGCAATCAGGACGACCCAAAGCAAAGCTTGCCGGAGAATATGGCTGGCAGCAGACGGCGGCGCCTCATACTGCTTCCTGACTTTTTCGATATCCATGTCAAGCCTCAAATGGGAAATTGATCTGCCGGCGACCGCGCCGGTAGCGTAGCTGGCGGCTGTAGATGTGCTGAATCTGACGTGTGCTCAAGCCGTACCGCCTGGCCAGCTCGTGCACATTGCGCCCGTTATGCTCGTGGAAGATGCGCGCGTGCGTCAATGCCGTGGCCAGGGCGTCGCCTTTGGGCAGGTAGATCCGGTCGCCGCCCAGGTACATGGCCTGCGCCAGCACGACCACCTCGGCCAGGCGCACGGCATCCTCGTCCGGGACGCGCTCGCGCTTCAGCGCCTGCACCGTGACGTCGACCAGCTCCGCCAGCTGCTTCGGCCAACGCTCGCGCGGCAGGTCTTCATTGTCCGCGCCGAGGATGCCGTCGATCAGGTCGCCGGTGTCATCGTCTTGGAGGAGGTCTTGCTGTTCGCCCATGTTGGTCTCGGTGCAGCGGCCGGCAATGGCCGGCCGCTGTGCTCGTGGTTGTGTACGTAGCGGGTCAACTATCCTGCGGCAGACCGCCCGGCGGGTCTTCGCCACCCGGCGGCGGCCCCGGCGGATCGATGTAGGAAATGCCGGGCGGCTTGCGCGGGTCGTCTTCGGCCAGCGCGACCAGCTCGTGTTCTGCGTAGGAGCGGCACACGTAATCGCCGGTCGAGGTTTCGTGGGCGACGCGGTAGTGGTTGCCACCGTTCGCATAGTCGTGGCGCGAATTGATCCAGCCGATCTTCTCGGTCAGGCGCACGGCCACGGGTTGCAGGTTGTTGAAGCGGAAGGTCATGGATAGGTCTCGTCTGTGGCGATGCAGAAGCCCGCCCTGGCTTCGGCGATCGCGTGATCCAGCTCCTCCCTGGTGCTGGTGTCGTAGCGGTGCTGCTGTCGCAGCCACGCCACGTGGTTCTCATTCGGAGGGACCGAGCACCGGCTCGATCCGTTGAGTGGTCAGATCGACCAGAAAGACGGGATGGCGCGCGTACTCGATCAGGGCGAGCAGTTCGCCAGGCGTCACGGTCACGCCGGTGCTTATCTCGTGACCGATCTGCTTTCGGGCTGCGGCTTCGAGGCGCGCGAGGGTTTCAGGGGTCATGTGTTTGCTGCTCCGAACGGTATGGACAGGTAACGCCCCGTAAGGCGGTGGTGAAACTTCCTACGCCGCGCCGCGGCTTGAAGCCACGGGAAGCGCACGCTCAAACTTGCCTGCAGTCGCCGGCTATTCGCATGGCGCAAATGCCCGGCATAGCTTGCGGCCGTCGCTTGGATGCGCTGGAGCGCTTCTGGCGTGGCCCGGATCGTGCCGCGTCTGACATGTAGCGATTCCCAATCGGCAAACGCTGCGCGGGCGTGCACGACCACGCGGCGGCGGGCGAGCGTGTGCGTCGGGCGGACGACGTAGCCCAGAAAGTCGATGCCGTCACGCAGCGGGCGGAGCAGCGACCCGGCCTTCAGGGACAGGCGAAGTTCGCGAGCGAGAAAGTCTTCTATCTGTGCCTGCCATGCCAGCAGTTGCGCACGGTCGTGATGCACCAGCACGAAGTCATCAACGTAGCGTACGTAGCGTTTCGCCTTCAGTGTGTGCTTGACAAACTGGTCAAGACGATCGAGGTAGACGTTGGCCAGGAACTGGCTGCTGAGGTTGCCGATCGGGAGGCCGCAACCGGTCGGCGCATTGACGAGGCGCTTGTGCGCGGGCACCAGGGCAATCTCGGCCGCCGACGCGCGTACCACGGTGCCGGCCTGCACGGGCGGATAGCGCAATAGGGCGTGCGCCGCGCGCATCGTGATCTCCGGCACTCGCGCGCGGACCAGCACCGGCTTGAGCATCTGCCACAGCGTGGCGCGGTGGATGCTGTTGAAGAAGTTGTGGATGTCGAGCTGCAAATACCAGCCGCCGCCCTGGCCGCTGTCGACCTGGCGCACGAACTGCTGCAGCCGACGCACGGCAGCGTGGCTGCCTTTGCCCTTGCGGTTGGCATACGTGTCCTGGATGAAGCGCGGCTCGTAGATCGCCTCCAGTTGTGGCACCAGCCAGTGGTGCACGACACGGTCGGCGAACTGTGGTGCGTGGATCTCGCGCGCCTTCGGCTTGGTCGCAATGAAGCAAGTCGACGGGCGTGGTTTCCATGCGCCCTGGTTGATCTGCCGCTGCAGGTGCAGCAGCCAGTCCGCCCAGCGGGTCTCGAAGTCCATCATGTTGGCGCTCGGAACTTTGCCTCTCCGCGCTGCCTTCCAGGCACGGTGAAGCGCGCGCAGCGTGACCTGCTGCGCGCCTGCATCCTGACACTCACCGGCCGGCAACGACCGCACCGCACGCACAAAGGCGTTCTTGTTGTCGCGGTTGTTGTAGTTGGAGTTGCCGTTGTTGAAGTTGACGATCCACGCGGCGCGGGGCGCCGCCTTCCCGAACGCTTGCGACCCGGCGCCCCAGCCGAATGGGTAGGAGGGCTTCGTCATTGGTTGGCCCCTGCGGTAGCGGAGGCGGTTCGGGCACTCAGTGTCTTGGCACGCTCCGGCCGGCCACTGGCGGCTGGATTCTGGCCATTGGGATGCTGCAGCTGCCGTTTCCAGCCGCCCGCCTGCCGGCCCAGATTCTCGGCCATGCGGATAAGCTGCTCGAAGGTGGCAAAACTTCGGAACGCTCGGATCTGCGACCCGAGCTGCAACGCAATCTTGATCTCGTCGATCGCCCAGACCAGACGAT